CGAGTTTTTTGACTTTATAACTGTAGCACGATGGCGGAACAGTTGAGGCGAAGTGTTATGGATTGGAGGCATTAATTTATCTGATGCGTTTAGCGGGATCAAGAGGCAATGGAAGGGGAACGTTCATGGTATTCTACTGAAGCCTTCCAGGAAGCATCGTGCCTAATTATCGCAATGCCGTGAAGCCTCGTCGTAGGGGCAGTTGCGCTTGGATTATGCGTCAAGGAGCAGCGCAGGCGAAGCGTAAGCGGAGCCGCAATAAGAAAAAGACTGAAGCGAAAGGCTTTTGGGAATGGCTATTATCTTAATCTTATTTTTTTCTCCATTGTTTTTGATTTAGCGCCGAAGCGCGAGACTGGCGGCCCCAAAGGCCGCCTTTTTTTTCTTTCGGCGCTGTTTAACACGACTGTTTTATTGTTTTTCTCTTTTTTTTCAGTTCCCCCCGACACAGGCTACACCATCCCGAAGAAACTTAATCAACTGTTCTTTAAAGGAAAAAGATGAGAAGCGAGAGGGGAGAATTGATTGATGGTTATTTAGAGAAGCGCCTTAAGTACACCGCCCTTGGGGGGCTTAGTTATCGTAAAGGCGCTTAGCGGAGGTTAATTAATGAATCAATGCTCGCTTAGTCAGGAAGCCTCGCTTGGGGCTCGGCTTGCTCGTACGCTCGCTCTTCTGGAACTGTTCGTTGCAGGGTTGCGAGGCTGAGAGCGCTTCTCGTAGGCTATGTTCCTTATTGACACAGTCTCTACTGGTTAAGTCTAACATATGTTTTATTTGCGGGTGCGGATTGCGGACTGTGATATAGTTGCGGGGCCAGCGGCATTTCTCCGTGTCGATTCAGTTTGTTCCGCAGAGTTATCAGCCCCCTCGGAGGAGACGGTTCAGTCACAGGCAGCGCAAGCCCTCATGGTTGATGCTTTGCTCTTGGCAAGGCAAGCCTTCCGAATACTTCCTTCTTCCATCGCCCTCTCCAAGGCGGACAATCGAGGAAACGATTGAAAGCAATAAGGACGTTTTGATTGTCTGGAAGAGCGTTAGTCTCAAACCAGACTTTCCTCCTTCCATTGATTCTTTAAAAATACTTCCTGCTAATGATCAGGAAATGGTTGACAGCATGAAGAGACGCTATGCTAAACGCGTTATATGGAAACAACTAGAAATTAAACAGGAGCCTGATGAAGCTATGGGATATAACGACAGTGCAGAATTTATCATCACGCAAATAAGCACATGGAAATGCAGAGTGGCTTCAGAACGCTACATCAACAAAACCGTAAAATACTTGCAATCTCAATTAATGCCAGATAAAAGGCATTTCAATAAAACATCATTAAGGCAACGTGATGGCTTTAATATTGATTTGATTGATTTCCAAGTAAAAACTGAAGATTTGTCTGAATATCCTAATTGGTAACATTCCTTACATATTTCCCTTTCCATTGCTCTTTAAAATTAATAAAACCATGGAGGGACCATGTTTGAAGATTTACCATGTCCTTTCATGATTGGAGATATTAAAGTTTGGCCTGCCCATAGTCGTCCTGGTCAGAGATGGTTCATTGCATATGAAAGCAAGCCTTATTGGTTTCGGAGCAAGAACGAAGCCGTGTTATTTGCGAAGGATAAGCAAGCAATGGAGGATCCAGAGGGGCTATGCGACTGATGACAGACGAAGACATCACCAAGCTTGTTAATGATGCCATTAGGCACCATGAGCTTCGTGTGGCATTGTGGAGCGGGCTTCTTGGTGCTGCATTAATGACTGGCACTTGGCATGCAATTTGGCTATGTCGCAATTTAACGCTTTCTTTACGTTAGGAATCCTGGCTTTTGCGCTAGCCTGAATCTGTTGATCGCGCCCCGCTCGGCGGGGCTTTGTCGTCTCATGGCCTTCAAGGAAAAAGCGAAATGCGAAAAAATTGCCCGGACTGGACGGGTTCAGGATTGGATGGATAGCCCAGAAAGCAGGCTGCCAGTATCCTGTACAACATATGTAGTACAAGATACAATGGAGGGCGAGGATGGTATTGAAGCTTCTTGGCGATTTGTTAGCCATGCCTTGCGTAATGCTGCTGGTGTTGCCGTGCATCTTTCAAATTTGCGCCCCAAAGGAGCAGACAATGGTAAAGGGCTTATTGCTAGCGGCCCTGTAAGTTTTGCTGCTATTTACAGCAAACTCAATGAAATTCTTCGTCGCGGCGGGCAGTTTCGCAATGGTGCAATTACTTTGCATCTTGATTACAACCATCCCGATGCCATTGAATTCATTAAAGCAAGCCGTCGGGAACTTCCTTGGGTGAAGCGCTGCCTTGATGTTGATGATAAGTTTCTTGAGAATAGTTCTCAAGAACTAATTGATGCTCTTCTTAAGGGAATCAGTAGTGGTGATATTTGGCTTAATAAGATTCGCTATAACGAAAAAGGCGAACGCATTTATGGCAATGTTTGTCTTGAAGTTTATCTTCCTCATCGTGGCACTTGTCTTCTGGAACATGTCAACATGGGTGCATGTTCAATTGAAGACTTGCCGTCAGCTTTTGCTGAAGCAATGGAAGAACTTTGTCAATTGCATAGTCGCACTGAAGTGGGCAATACAGGCGAATATCTTCCTCCTTCTGTGGACAAACAAGTAGGACTTGGCATTCTTGGTCTTGCCAATTTCCTTTCCATCCATGGCATTTCTTATGAAGACTTTGGCCATGCTTTAGAAAGTTATACGCTTGGCACAGAGCGTTGGGATTTTTGGTATGAAACGAAAGCTGGAGATGTGGTAAGTTCTTTGGATTATGCCATTCAGGCCGCTGCTGACGTGGCTCGTGAGCATAACATGGAACGCGCTTTCGCCATTGCTCCTACTGCTTCTTGTTCTTATCGCTATTTAGACAAAAATGGCTTTACGACAGCTCCTGAAATTGCTCCTCCCATTGCTCGTCTTGTGGACCGCGATAGTGGTACATTTGGCGTTGAAAGTTTTGATTACGGCAATGTAGAAACTGCTGCTGAAGTTGGTTGGGACAATTACATGCGCGTAACTAATGGCATTTTGCGTATGTTCCAAGATTCTGGCCTTTTCCATGGCTATTCCTTTAATTCTTGGTCTGACGTTGTGTCTTATGACCGTGAGTTCTTGAAAGATTGGCTAGAATCAAATCAAACAAGTCTCTATTATTCGCTGCAAGTTCTTCCTGATACGCAGCGAAAGGACGATGCCTACGCGGCATTGGCGGCATTGGATGACGACTTCAAGAGCATGTTCGGCTTAGACGAAGAATCTTCTTCATCTGAGGCTGAAGGCTTGTCGTCTTGTGATTTAGAGGCAGGATTCTGCGCTTCATGTGCCGAGTGACACAATTCATTTCCCTTTCCATTGATCGTCATGACTAAAAGCCCCTATCTTTCGATGATTGCCAAGAAGCGTCCTTGGCAAGCCACGCCTGTAGATAACGGCGAAGTAAAAGAAGGCGCCGAAGAAACCCTTTACAAGGCGCTTGCTTTAAGGCATATTGAACTGCCTGTCAAAGATCTTCTTCAGCAGGGTCTTGAAAAAGACCTTCCTTCCACTCCTGGAGTAATTGAAGCGTTGCGTTCAAATCAGACTGACGAAGAGCGTCACGATGAGGCATTGAACTATGTCGCAGCCGCATATGGCGTAGACGAAAAGGCCGAACGCGAAGTGATGAGCATTCTTAAGACGTGGATGGAGCATCCGGCACATCCAATTCATAAAGTTTCTATCATTGAGCGTTCCATTTTCTTCGTTGCTCTTCCTTTTTTCCGCTTCAATGGAAACATTGGAATGCGGACCGTATCAGCCGACATTAGCCGTGACGAACAAGTTCACTGCGGAGTGCATGGACTTGTGGCTAAAGAGCTTAATGAAAAGGATTCTGAAAGCCTAAACAAGCTCCGCGCTGCTACTGCTGCCTGGCTTTTTGAAAAGCTTGGTAAGCACGAAGACAAGTGGTTAGACAAAGATGCTTGGATGCGTCGATCTGAGCGTCTTTTCTGGGAAGGTAAAGCGCCGGATATGAAAGAAAGTCGCTCTTCTAGGATGATCAGCTTCTTTGAAAGCTCAAACGTAAACCTGCCAGCATATGGGCAGGGATGAGTGATTTTGGTGATGAGGTTATCCCGGTAAATGTCGCTACAATTGTATTTCCCTCGCAAGGAACACAATGCCTAAACGACAAGGGGAAGGACCTTTCCCATCGTACGGCAAGGCTTAGAATGACCATTCCACGCTTCGTGGAAACGGTTACGGAACACGAGGCCCGAAAGGGCCTTTTTCTTTATCTGCTGACAATTCCTTGTTCTCTTAAGCATTTGTGCCTACATTAAAAAAGCAAGGACATAAGCCCTTGCTCAAGAGAACGATACGAGGCGGGGGTGGTGCCCCGCCTTTTTATTTTGCCTCAAGCTTTAGCGTAAGGCACGCCGCGATACACCAGAGAAGCTTTCTGTGCAGCAGCAATACGCGCAGCTTTATTTAGACGCGCTTGGATCAGAGCGAGAACGTTCATGATGGTACTCCATGAGCCAGGCCCCGTTGCATGCCTGGTGATCATGCATCCCTGATCATTCAGGGACCAACGTGCTTTTATGCTAGCAATTCCCGTCGTCGGACTCGAACCGACACTTATGGAGGCTTAAACTCCATGCCTCTGCCGATTGGGCTAGACGGGAAAGTTTGTCAATGGAGTTGTCCCGCATTAGGGACTCAACAGGTGCGGCCTGCGCTCCATTGCTTCATCGCAAGTGCCTTCAACTTCACTTACGAAATGTGATTCAAAGCCCCTTGAATCGTTTTACCATTGGCCAATGGGCTCCTGCAGGAAGCTCATAAATCTTAGCAAAACTCAGTCCAATACACGGCTGCTCCAGCCAAGAAAAGCTGTTGATTTCTGAATCTCGCCTCCTTCCATCGCACCCTCTCTTCGTAATGGCGCCCATTGAGGCTGTAAAGCAGCTTCACCATGGCTCAAGCCTCATACATGCGGCATTCAACACAGAAGGGGTCATGTTGGCAGAGTTTCTCCCAGAACCGCTCCCTGGCGTCTCCCGTGATGGCATAGTATTTTGCGACGGCTCGTTTGTAGTCTTCAAAAGCTTCGTCAAGCTCTTCGCACTGCCTTCCCCATAGCTCTTCAATTTCTTGCATCACATACGCAGCTTCAATGGCATCATCAAAAGCCCTTTCAGCTTCAGCAGAAAAAGACATGACAATGGAAGAGGGAGGTTTATTTTAGTTTAACCCTCAAGATTTTCCATTGCTTTTGCAATTTTACGAGCTTCTTGTAATTTAGGCAACAATCTAGGCTTATAGGCATGCTCTGCTGCCAGTAATTGCAACGCAGTTTGGCGATCTGCAGTTAGTAAAGCTACTAGAAAAATCACTTCCTTGGCAGTGAGTTCTACAGTTAACATTGTCTTGAAACAAGAATAAACTTTCTACATGCTATTCGCGATTAACGAATAAGACTATTGAGCCAATCGATGTCATTATCTTTTGACGCTTCGAGAATGGCACCTGCCAATGCAAAGGCATAGTCATCAACGCCTGTCTCTTTGCCACCAGTCACTGCCCATTGACCACTTTGTCTATAAATAACGCTTAAGTTTTTAAGTTGAAGTACGGCTTTCTTGTGCGGATACATTTCAATGAGGCCAGCATTAAACAGTTCTTTCATTTTGCTGAATGCCTTCATTTTTGTGCTAACAGACCATGCGAGTTCGCAAATCGGAAAGTCTTTTGCGAGGCTTTGGATTGTGGCAGAGCTATTGAATTGGTCAAGGACAATGGATTGAAATTCATAAATGCGATGATGTTCTTTAATCCAATCTTCAACTTTGGCAATATTCACTTCTTTTTTGCCAGCAATTTCAAAGTCAGGTTCAAAAGCATGAAATTTGTCAACGATTAATCGCTCACCTTCGTAATGAACAATGCATGCCGTGTAATCATCTCGTCCAACACCGCCACGAGCAGGGTCAAGAGCAAGGATGTAAGTGCCCATGTACTCTCGCATTGGCACCATAATGCCCCTGTCTTTATTCACTGCGGCATCAATAATCTCCGAGGCCAATAAGGCAGATTGACTTTTTGCAAACTGCGCCCCAAATTCCACCCAGAAACTCTCTTCGTCTTTCTTTCTGGCGTTCTCTAGGAAATCACATCCCCATGGCAAATTAACATTGATCTCCCATGTTGGGATTTGTAGCGCTTGCATGCCAGGGAATTCTCCGCTTTCGGCTTGCTTGAAATGTTCGTAGAAAAGGCCGTCAGTCAACCAAGGGGAAGATAGTTCAATAATTTTTCCATGGCGGCCAAACTGAGCAATGGAGGGAGAAAGTGCGTTGTACATAGCTTCTGCGCCACGGTTTGCATCGCCTTCAATCGAGAATGCAAGCTCGTCTTGGATAATGGCAACAACTGCTTTACCACGAGAAGCACGAGCTGATGCGGGGATTGCTTGAAACACACAACCATTACTGATTTCAATTTCAAATGCAGTTTCTCTCGTAACTTCTTGCTCAAACGGACTATTAACAACCAGTTGCCTGATGTTTTCAAGCGCAATTTTTGACTGCCCTAAATCGTTTGCGACAGTAATGATGTACCATTTCTCTCCCTTTCTTACCTTACGTTGAAAGAAATCTGCTTGTACAAAACACATGTAAGTGGCAGCAACTGCGGCCATGAAGGTTTTTCCTGAGCGTCGGCCCATTGCCCAAATGGCGTGGTTTATTTTCTTCTCAAATAAACCGTTGAGAATTTGCTCTTGCCTTGGCCATAAAGTGACGCCAAGAGCATGCTTAGCAAATTCAGAACACCTAAGAGCCATGATCTAAAGTATCAAGAGGACGAAGAACTTCTTTGGGAACGAAATAGGCAGGACGACCGCGAGCAGGATCTGCCCAGTATTTCTCCTCCATCGCTTCCTTTCCATAGCACCAGCCATGGATGAGCGTGGTTTTATTTTCAATGGTAACGAGAACGAAGCGCTTTTCGGGGTCTTCGTTTTTCTGTACGATCAAATCGTACTTATGCTTACTCCTGGTCTTCACGTCAATTTTGCCAGGAAGATCGGAGCTTCCCCGATTTGCCTCTGTTTCTTGATACAAGAAATCCTTAAGGCCAAGATGTGAGGCCACTGCCATTTCTCCTGCGGCACCGAGGAGATGAATTTCAAGCGCTTTGTTGCCGCGCCATGCGCCACGATTGCGACCACGCAGCCCCTTTGCTTCATTAACGGACTGCCTCCTCATCCCTTCTTCCATCGCTTCCTGTCTCTCCTGCTCAGAGAACGTGAAATTAATGGGCATAGTCAAAGGAACAACACTTGTATCATAGCCACGTTTAGAATGAAAGCAAGTTTAACATCCAGATAAAATGGCCGAGGAATCAATTGAATTGGGTCATGTTGCTGAAAATGGTGTACGAAATGATGGGCTTAGCAATGTCTTTACTGGCATGGGCGTCAATGGACGAGATAAAAGTCTCTCTACTCAGACTGAGCCTATTATTTTTCTGACGCAGGAAGAGCTTGAAGGGCTTTATGGCGAATGGCTGCCACGTCGCATTGTTGATATTTATGCAGAACAAGCAACACGACGTGGTTTTAAAGTGTTATTTGGCGGAGAAGGCGCTGCTGCTGAGGAAGTTGCGGGTATTGAACAGACGGTTGAGGATCTTTATATTCTTGAGAATTTTATGCTGGCGTCGAAAAACTCCAGGCTTTATGGCGGTAGCGTGATTTTGTTGTACGTTGACGATGGACGAAGGGCAGATCAACCAGTCAACAAAAGCAATATTCGTTCGATTGAAGGAATGGAAGTATTGGACAGGTGGCAGATTGCTCCTGTTATTAATGAAGAAAATTTATATGACTATTCCAAAGCAACATATTATCAGATCATCTCTGGTGATTTAATTAATAAGCCACAATTGGTTCGCATTCATAAAGATCGCATTTTGCGTTTCGATGGCGATTGGCTTCCTTATCGCATTCGCCAAAGGAACTATGGATGGGGAATGAGCAGTCTGCAAACTGTTTACGACAGCTTTAAGCATTACTGGACTGGCCTGCATTCCACTGCCACGTTAATGAGCGAATTTGACATTTTCGTTCATAAGATTAAGGGCTTGTCGCAAATGCTTGCCGCTGGCAAGGAAGGAGACGTGAGGAATCGCCTCATTCTTAATGACATGAGCAAGAGCGTTTATCGCGGCTATGCAATTGATGCGGATAAGGAAGAGCTTGAGTTTCTTGGTCGTAACTTTGGCGGCATTGGAGAAATCTTAGAGAAACTTCGCATTGACATTATCGGCGCCTCCAAGATTCCTCATACAGTATTGTTTGGCGAAAGTCCTAGCGGACTTGGCTCTACGGGACGCAGTGAAGAAAGGGATTTCGCAAAGACTTTAGCGGACTACCAACAAGCCTCTTTCCATCGCCCTCTCAAGAAATTGATGGAATACATCATGTTGAGTTCTGATGGTCCGACGAAAGGACGAGTGCCGGATTCATGGCGCGTCCATTTTAATGATTTGTTCGAGTTGAATGAGCGCGAGAAAGCCGACGTGAGGGCTCGTGTGGCGGCTGTAGACGGGCGCTACATCCAGTTGGGAGTATTGCATCCGAAAGAGGTGGCAGAGGCCCGTTACGGCGGTTCTGAGTGGAGCATGGAACTTACTCTTGATCCATCGCTCCCCCGCGAACTACCTACTCAAGAAGGAGGTGGTTCCACCCCAAAAGGAGGTGGTTCCACCCAAGAAGGAGGTGGAAAGTTTGCCGTGCCTCCTGGCGGCAGGGATCCCATGAACGAGGAGAACGGAACCCTGCCAATGGACGGCACTCGGGAGGTTGCTGATGCTCAAGCAGGATTGTTTTTAGAACGCGATCTTGAAGCCAAGCGAGGAGATGTTGTCTTCACCGATAAAGAGCTTCATAGTCGTGCTGTTGCTTCAGCAAAAAGCAAATTCAATGTTTGGCCTTCTGCTTATGCCAGTGGTTATGTAGTGCAGCAATACAAGAGCATGTACAAGAAAAAGCATGGCTCGCTATCTGGCGCTTTCAAGAACGACGAAGGCGAAATTCATGCTGATGATCTTGATAAATGGTTCAAGGAGAAGTGGGTGAGGATTGGCGCCAATGGTGAAATCCTTGGTCCTTGCGGTGGACGCAGCGAAAAGGAAGGCAAGCCCAAATGCTTACCAGAAGCAAAGGCTAAAGCGATGAGCAAGGAAGAAAGGGCAACCATCGTGGCCCGTAAGCGGCGTAAGGATCCTGATGCTGAACGTAAAGGCAAAGCAAAAATGGTTAGCAGTAAAGTTGAAGACGCCATTGACCCCGTAAAGCCCGAGGGAATGATCCTTGGGGACATTGACGAATCTTCCTTCATCTCAGAAGCCGACATCGAAGAAGCTTTAAGTCAATGGAAAGAAGAAGCTCCCGACCGCTTTAAGGATATGCTTGAGGCTGATGATGCTGAATGACCTCTCGTCGTTATCCTATACGATTCTGGCTGAAAGGCTTGATGCGGAATGGTCGTTTGATCGCGGTACTGGCAGGTATCGCGACAAGCGAGGACGGTTCCTTAGCCGCAAAGCGATTCAAGCGATTGTTGATAAACGCATCGAAAAGCTTGCAACGAAATTACGTCGTTACACGCAAATGCTAAGCGACGGCAATTTTACGCTTGATCAATGGCAAGCAAGCGTCAGGGAAGCCATTAAGGCTGCCCACATTCAAAATGCCATTATCGGCAAAGGCGGTAGGGACAACATAACCGCAAGCGACTATGGTAAAATTGGTCAGCGCTTAAGACAAGAATATGCCTATCTTCAAGGCTTTGCGTCTGACTTATTGGAGCAGCGAGTTTCGCTTCCCATGGCTTTGGCTCGCATTGGCCTTTATGCCGAAAGCTCTCGCGGTTCTTATTGGCAAGGCACTGAATTGCGACAACAGGAACAAGGCTATTCGTTGATGCGGCGCATTTTGGATCCACAGGCTCAGCATTGCGATGATTGCGTTCGTTACGCACGCGCTGGTCTTGTTGCAATTGGTTCTCTTCCATTGCCTGGTCAACGCTGCGAATGCCGAGCAAGATGCCGTTGTTCCGTGGAATACATGAGACAACAACCTCCTTCTGTGCCTGCATAAAAAACGCCACTAACATAAGGCAAGCATTCTTCCTTCTAGTGGCAAAAATCCTTTATTGCGGTGATGCGTTTGTAGAAACAGGCTTTGGTCGCGTTTCTAGTCAGCTTCTACCAAGGCTTGCTGAAAAGCATGACGTGCATGTGTTAGCAGTGAATTATTGGGGCGATTACAACGAAGAGGCCCGTAAATACAAAGTTTATCCCGCTGGTATTCACGGCAATGATCCCTTTGGCGGCCATCGCATTGCTTCTATCGTTAAGCAAATCAAGCCTGATCTAATTTGGAGCACCAATGACCTGTGGGTCAACATTGGTCTTTGGAATCAGATCAAAGATCTCCGCGATGAACTTGGTTTCAAGTTTTATTCATATTGCCCCATTGATTCCTATGGCATTTTCCCTGAGACGATGCCTCCGACCAACAACTGGGACGGCTTTGGCGTTTATACGGAATTTGGAGCAGAGGAAGTCAGGAAAGCTGGCTATCAAGGCGAAGTTGACATTATTCCTCATGGTGTAGACACCAGTCAATTTTTTCCATTGGACAAGCTTGAATGCCGTAAGAAGCTTGGCATCCCTGAGGACGTGTTCATTGTGTTCAATGGCAATCGCAATCAGCCTCGTAAGCGCATCGACCTTACGATCAAGGCTTTCATTCGTTTTGCGAAAGACAAGCCTGATGCTCGCTTGTGGATGAACATGGGGCAGAAAGATATGGGATGGGATTTGATTCCTTTGTTCAAGCGCGTTGCTCGCGATGAAGGCTATGACGCAACTGGCAAATT